CTTAGTGTTTTTTTCATCTTTTAAGTATATAAAATTTTTTTTGTCTAAGTTATCAATTATCATTGATTTTCTCCTTATGGGATAGTATAGTAAAAAAGAATGGAATAACATATCTGATTCCACTTTTAATTTCACTAACACCGTGAATATAGTTCATGTCTCCTGGGAAAAAATATGCAGACCCTGCTTTTGGTTTAAAACTGACATCTTGATTTGGAAAATATAACTCTCCGCCCTCATAATCATTATTTAAATAAAACAGTCCAGCAATATCGTACCAAGGAAAATCATTAGGCTTTCCAGCATTTTCGCCTTCGTGTAACTCTTTATCTGCATGTGGTCTTTGTAGTTGGCCAGGTAGCCAACGAACAATTGCAGTACTAGTTGGAAAAGCATCTACACTAAAAAAATCATCTACTTCTTTTTTTAATCTTTTTTGTAAAACCACTATGGCTGGATTAATTCTTGTATCTTTTTTATCTAAAGTAAGTTGAGTTGCTACTCTATCGTCCCAATATTTTGAGTCATATATAACAGTTCCTTCTTCATTATAGTGTGTTTCAGTTATATCCCATTCAGTTATATCTCTTGCTTGACTTGATAAAAACTGTAACTCTTCTTCTGTCATAAAGTTATCTCTTGACTGTATCATAGACTTATCGGATCCAAAATGTCCAGACTTTGTTATAGATACCCTCTCGCTTGGACCATTATTAGAAAATTCACTATTGTTCATAAAATTATTATACCAGTATATCTACTCATACTTTCTTGGCTCCCAAACATTATTCTTGTATATTCCTCCGTCTGGTTTTCTATAGATACTTGCATTTTCCATTGCCTGCTTCATTAATTCCATTGCATCATTTTCTTCTATAATATCAGAAACCCAATTCTCTCTTTTAAATGGGATAAGTTGTGTATATGGTGTTCCTGCTGGAATAACACCTTCAAAACCTTCTTGAATAAAAAATGGCAAAGATCCAGGAAGATGAACCTTATCATTATCTATAATTCCACTAGTAACTAAGAACGGCAACTCAAACCTATTAAACGGTTGAGAGTATAGAGCGCTGTAACCTTCTGGAAGTTTTATCTGCCAATCACATGTAAGTGCAAAGTGTTCTTTATAGTATCCATGAGGATGCTCAAACTGTGCCATCTCTTCTCTTACCTGAATAAAATCTTGATACTTTTTATTCAATACCCTGTGTTTTAGGCCAGACTCTGTCATATAAAACTCAATATCACATGGGGTGTTAAGCGAATATCCAGTCCCCATTATGTCAAATATTGCTGGGCAGGCTTTCCATGTAGGAATTTTTCCATTGTCTGGACCTATAACAAAACTTTCATCTACAGTAGACTTTAGAAATCTGTCAGCCTTTCTAAACCAATCTGGTATAGTTTTTATTATTGGCCTTGGAACAGAGTTGCTATCTTTTGATAACCATATCTTATTTGCTGTAAATGTTATTTTGTTGATATCCAATTATATACTTCTTTCATCTTTAATAGATAGTTTTATGCTTTTTAGTTCATGACTACCTGTTTTTTCTCCAAGGTGATTTACGGCATCCCTATAGAAGTTTGTCCAAGATCCAGATTGCGTTATTTCTGCAGATCTTGATCCATAGTCAGACAGTTTTGTGTGAAATTCATTCCCAAAATTTTCTGTTTTTAATACAAAAACAGTATCCTGAATAGATTTTAGACTTATCGGAAGTATTGAAACAATTGGAGTATTTGCAGGTATTGTGATAACCTCATTTGCTTTTGTTATTTTCCAGGCATATGGTATTGGTGGAGATAAAACAGAAGTATTTATGATTGTTGTAAACCCTTGAACACCGTCAATAAACTGGTTTGGAACTGGCATAAGCAAGACGCTAACGCTTTCTTTTGTTCTAAGCCAAAGACCAGTCTCAAAACTTATTGTTGCGTTTGCTCTGTTAGTAGAAACAAACCTTTCTCCAGAAAGAACCTTTACATGCCCTTGCTCAGAACTATCATTTCCATCCCAGATAAAAGATATATCTTCAGGAAAAGAAAATGTCCAGCCAAGTGTGTTTGAAAGAGATACTGGCAAACACCTGTACGCATGCTTTTCAAATGTTTTATCCATCCAGTCTCTATTAGGTGGAAGTGTTGAAAAGTTTATGTGAGCATTACCTGACTGGTAAATCTCTATCTCCAACTTAGTCTCCAGTTTCTTGGAACATTTCTGGTCTATGGTACTTTGCACTGTGGTCAAGCATAGTAACAATAGAATACTTTGTTCCTGAATGAACTGGCATCGCTCTATGACTATACATGTAGTTTGATGGGAAGATATATAGATCTCCAGCCTGTGGCTTTATCACTAGTTGTTGGTGTCTAAAAGAAAGTTCTCCACCCTCATAGTCGTCATTTGGGTAAGCAACCAAAGAAACTGTACAGTTATATGAAGATCCATGATCATGATGGTACTGAAAATGCTTTCCTTCTGTATACTTTACAAAATTCATTGCTTCCCAATATCTTAACTCACCTATGTTAAAACGTCTTTGATAATCATCAACTGCTAGTTTTTGTCTGTCATAGCAGTCTTGCCAAAGTTCTTGAAGTTTTACAGAGTCTGCTGACAAATCACTTTCAATGTCTGTTTTTTTAAACTTAAAGTCTTCGCAATCTCTATAGTTTGGCATAAGTTGCTGATATCCAACATATGCTGGTCTCCAAATGTAACCGTTATCTTCTTTGTTTAAGACTTCTTCTAGTCTTTGAATTGCATTTAACTCTTTGGTTATTACATTTCTATAAACAAATATACCACTTCCTAAATCTTCTACAGATGTCCAAGACTTTTTAGGATTGGCCGTAACTTCTTCTTTATTATTCATAATATACCTTTCTCTCTATTCTTTATGATGAATGTCGTTATAGTCTGTCATTATTACTACAGAATACTTTGTTCCTTCTGTTACTTTACAAGATGAGTGCTCATATACAAAGTTAGATGGGAACAAAATTATATCACCTGCTTGTGGTTTGATCTTGATATTGTGTCTAGGAAAATCTATTTCTCCACCTTCGTAATCATCATTAAGATAAATAACAGCAGAAATGGTACAGGTGTAATATGGACCATGATCTGCATGAATCTTAAAATATTCTCCTGGCAAATACTTTACAAAATTAAAAGCCTCTTTATATTTTACTTGCAGGTGCCATAAAGACTCGTAATCCCTTAAAGACTTATCTAGATAATTTTCAACTTCTTGATGTATGTCAAATAAATCTTGATTAAACTCAATAATCTTACCTAAATTTTCTCTCTTGTACTTTAGATCAAAACAATTTCTTACTGCATCTATTTTTTCTGTATCATTTACAGTTGCAGAATTCCATTTAAATTCATTTTTTTCTTCTATTACTTTTTCAAGTTTTGATATTATATCTAATCCTTGACTAACGCTAAAGACATTTCTATATAGATTAATTCCATAGTCTAAATTGATTACTTCTATTCCTTCTGAAATTATTCTTTTTTCTATCCTATTTTTTGATAACTCAACTCTTGGCAAGTCTATCCAACTTATATCATTTTTCATTTTTACCATTTTCCTATAGGGCAAGAGGCATCTTGTAACTTTGTTTTTGCTGCCATAAAGCAACCGCACTTTTTACATGTGGTTGTTAGTTTTATAAATTCAGGACATGACCTACAAATGTCAATTCTTGTGTTTTTTTCTTCTTCTGAGACATACTCAGTGTTTGAATCTAAAAAATCCCAAGGTCTTGTTTCCCCTAGATTTTTTTTATATTGCTGCCAAGGAGTTAATTCTTCTGACATTTTCTATTCAACTTCCACTTCTTTGTAAATAATTTTTGGATTGCTTTTTGCTGCTGCAATTATTACATCATTGTCTGAAGAGCCATGACACCAAGACATACAACCAGTTACAGTGTTATTTACTAAAAATGAAATAGAAGTATAGTCACTGCAAGTAAGATGTATTTTTTGTGTGTCAAGATTGAGATTGTCAACTCCGTCTAATTTAAAAGTTTTTCCATCCCAAATACTTCCTCTTTTTGGTATATATCCTAAACTAGTTATATCTAAAATTAAAGGATTGTTTTCTAGACCAAACATTTTTCCCTCATATCCTTCATAAGGGTTTTTGTTTTCATCTAGCATTAACTTGTAAAACAAAACCTTGTCTCCGTCTAGGTCAAAGTAGTAATGTTTTTCAAAATTCATTTATAAATCTCCTTATTGGTACTATCTACAAAACAATTGTACCATAAAAGTGTTTATATACGATCTTCTGTTTCTACTTCTTTTTTATCTAAAATATCTAAAGAATATTCTTCTTTTAAAATTTCAGATGTATTCTGATCTACTTTCCAAAAGTATGACTGACCATCTTTAATAAACTTAATAAGAATGCCACCATTGCTTGTTGTAAACTCTGGATCTTCTGTGTAGTTCTTGTAGAATAGCAAATCATGAATCTGCTTATCCATATCAAGAGAAGATGATTTTTCTCCGAATGATATGCTAACTGTGTATACTGTAGAATTATTCATTTTTTTCTCCTTTTATTTTATTCATATTTAGCAGTAGTCCTCATAATTTGCACTTGCTGGTACTGAGAAACAATTTGGACAACAGAATGTCTGGAAACTTGGTCCAAATGATGGGCAGAATCCTGGGAAGAACGGACAGAATGATGGACAAAATGATGGACAAAATGATGGACAAAATCCTGGGAAGAACGGTGGGAAGAACGGACAGAATGATGGTGGGAAGAATGGGAATGATGGTGGGAAGAATGGTGGGAAGAATGGTGGGAAGAATGGTGGTGTTGTTGTAACGCTGTTAGATGCTGCAGATACTGTAGAGTTACCGTTAGCATTTGTTGCATAAACGGTATATGTCTGAGCAGTACTTCCTTCTTGGGTTACTGTTGTAGAGGTTGCATTAAGTGTTGCACCCTTACTATCAGAAGATGCCCAAGTATAGTTAGTGATTGCTTTTCCACCGTTTGCAGGTGCTACCCAAGTAACTGTATCTAAGTTGACTGCTGTTGTTGCAGTTGGTGCAGCAGGTGTGGCTGGAACAGTTGTTGCTGTTATTGCAGCAGATGCAGCAGATGCTGCAGATGTTCCTGAAGCATTTGTTGCTGTAACTGTAAATGTGTAAGATGTATTAGATAAAAGTGCTGCAACAGTTATTGGTGATCCTGAACCTGTTCCAGTATATCCTCCTGGAGAAGATGTAACTGTATAAGATGTTGCTGCTGGAGAATCTGCTGGCAAAGAAAAAGAAACTGTTGCTGCTCCATTATTGAATGAGCGAGCAGTTCCTACGTCTGTTGCTGTAACGCCTGTTGGCGCTTTTGGTTCTAAGAAGTCATTCTGTTGTAGAGACTTCGATCCTAATTCTTTCTTTGCCATTTTTTTTCTCCAATTTCTTTTCTTATTTTTTTATGCTGTTAGGTCTCCTACGATTACCCATGTGTTAGTTGCTCTCTTCATAAGAGTTGCAGAAGACCACTGTGTACGTAGTTTAAATCCTGGAGTAGCATTAATAGTTACTCCTGATGCTGCAGCGATAGTTACCTGACCTGCACCAGTCTGTAGGATATCAATAGATGACCCTACTGGGTAAGCAACAGTTGCATTTAACGGTATAGTTACTGTTACTGCTGTTGCCTTATTCATTTCAATAAGTGAATCTCTTTCTGAAAGTGCTGAAAGAGTGTAGGAATCTGTCTTTTGGATAATAGGTGTCCGTGAAGGAACGCCTTCCATTGTCTGTGTTCCGTCTGTGAACGCTATACCCTGTGCAGCAACTGTTACGACTCCTGTAAATGTTGGTGTTCCAACAGATGCCTTTAGGTTAAGCGCTGTTTGAGTTGCTGTTGATACTGGCTTATTAGCATCTGATGTATTGTCTACGTTACCTAGACCAACCATTGTAGAAGTAATTCCTGCAACAGTTCCTGTAAATGTAGGTGAAGCAAGATTTGCCTTAAGATTAAGAGCAGTTTGTGTTGCAGTCGATACTGGCTTATTGGCATCTGAAGTATTATCTACGCTACCAAGTCCTACCATTGTCGCTGTTACACCAGATACTGTACCAGTAAATGTTGGGCTTGCTATTGGTGCCTTTAAAGCAAGTGCATTTGTTATTGTTGCTGCATAGTTTGCATCATCACCAAGTGCTGCTGCTAATTCGTCAAGAGTATTTAGTGCTGCTGGGGCTGATGCGATTACTGCATTTACCTGTGATGTTGCATCTGCGATTGCTTCTGACTTAGCAGTTGCAATTGCTGTAGCCTGTGCTGTTGAAACTGGCTTTGCTGAGTCTGCTGTATCATCAACATTTCCAAGTCCTACCATTGCCTTTGTGATACCAGCAACTGTGCCAGTAAATGTAGGTGATGCTATAGGAGCCTTAGTGTCTATCTGTGTTTGAATTGCAGATGTAACTCCATCTACATGATTAAGTTCTGTAGTAGTGATGGTTGCACCATTAAGAATGCTTAACTCTGAATAGTTAACATCTCCAATAATTGTTGTTGAAGGAAGTGTTACTGTTCCTGTGAAAGTTGGCCCTGCAAGGTTAGCCTTTAACTGTAGAGCAGCAACTGCTGTGTTAGATAGAGGCTTGTTTGCATCTGAAGTATTATCTACTTCTGGTAGACCAACATCGTTTTTAACTAAACCAGTAGGACTGGTTATTGCTGGATATTGTAATGTCTTGTTTGTCAAAGATTGAGATCCTGTCAAGGTAACAAGAGAAAGTGTGTCTGTAATTCCGTGTACTGAAGATGTGTCCTGGCTATGATCTTGGATTGCACTTGAAACATGAGAAGTTGTTGCAACTGTTGAGTCTATATCAAATCTTGATTGTCCTGCATTCCAGTCGATTCCTGCACCAGCAAGGGATGCGTAGTCTGCTTCTACACCAGCGATTGCATCTGCAATCTGATTTGAAACGCTTGTAAAGAAGTTTGGATCATCATTGATTGCTGCTGCTAACTCATTAAGAGTATCAAGTGTTCCTGGTGCTCCAGTAATTAGTGCTGCTAGTTCTGATGAATTAGCAAAATATGTCAGGGCTGTCCATGCTGATGAACCGTTACCCATCTTAAACTTATTTGTGTCGGTTTCGAATCCGATTTCACCTGCTGCTAAAACAGGGTTTGCAGCCGTCCATTGTGCTGCAGTTCCTCTGCGCTGTTGCATTCTTGTTGCCATATTTTATTTCTCCTTTATGGGGGCTGCCCATTTACTTATCTTATTATAACATCAATATTTTAATTGAAGTTATCTACTACACTACCGCCATCGAATACAACTGTCCACTCTGTTGTAGAGGGGCTACCTGCATCCAAACCTACACCCAATGGGCTGTTGAATGATCCACCTTCATAGAACTGAGATACTATGAAACCAGTTCCATCAATTGCGGTATCGTGAATATGCTGTGGTAAATTATTTGTATCATCAATAGTTGCTTGGGTATACCAAGAACCATTGTAATAGAAATTAACTCTGTTTGTTGAAGTGTCTAACCATTGTTTACCATTAGTTGGTGAAGAGGGAGCAGTTGATGATACAGCCATTGCTGTTAGGGAATCTACATACTCCTTGGTTGCTGCGTGTGCGTTAATAGTAGGAGTTCCTACTGTTACTGCACCTCCGAATGTACCGCCGTTTGCTACGGCTAATCCATTCTTGACTTTAAAGTCTTTGTTCTCTGTTGCCATTTATTGCTCCCTCTTCCAACTATTTTTATTTTTTATTACTTGATCAATGTTCCCATAACAGTAATTACTGAAGTGTTGTTTAGAGTTGTTACCCGTAGTTCAACATTGCTTCCTGATATTGCTGCTGAGACTCCTGCTAGTGCAACATTTGTTGCAACAATTCCGTACTCTGTAATTGCGATGTTGTCTGCAGTGTCAAGTGTTAAAAGAACCTTTGACATTTCAGTGTTTGCTCCTGCACCAACTCTTACAAGGAATTCTGCTGAACGGAAGTCAGCCTTTGCCCATGAGTAGGCTGTTTGAACTCCTGCTGTTGGTGCTGATAGAGTTGCTGCAACTTGCTTAGCAACTGAGTTTAACTCAACTGATGTAAATGAACGATTTGTTCCATCTACCGCAGCACGAGCACGGGCATCTGTAAAGTATAAGTTTGTAACTTCTGCTACGTCTGCTGTTGTAAGTGCATCTGCATAAGTTTGTGCTGAAGTTAGTGCAGCATTTGCTTTTGTAGTAGCATCTGTTGCTGCTGCTGAGATTGCTGCTGCTTGTGCAGCATTTGCCTTAGTAGTAGCATCTGATGCTGCTGCTGCTTGTGCAGCGTTAGCCTTTGTAGTTGCATCTGCTGATGCAGTTGATACTGAGGCTGCATCGCCTGATACTCTAAGTGTTGCTTCTGCAGCAACCTTTGAAGTAGCGTCTGATGCTGCTGCTGCAATAGCATCTGCTTCTGCTGCGTCAGCCTTTGAAGTAGCATCTGCTGCTGCAGTGCTTCCAATTCCATCTGCGTAAGTCTTTGTTGCTGCGTGTAGTCCTGATGTTGGTGCACCTGAAAGTGTCAAAGCACCTGTCATTGTGTCGCCAGCCTTTGAAACCTTTGTGCCAACGGATGTTGTTAGTGTTGTAGCAAAGTTAGCGTCGTCACCAATTGCATCTGCCAACTCATTAAGAGTATTGAGAAGTGCTGGTGCTCCACCTACAAGCGCTGAAATTCCAGCATCTGTATAAGAATTTGCACTTGTTAATGCAGCGTTAGCCTTTGTAGTTGCATCTGTTGCTGCTGCTGCTTGTGCAGCGTTAGCCTTTGTAGTTGCATCTGATGCTGCTGTAGAAATTGCTGTGTTAGCCTTTGTAGTTGCATCTGTTGCTGCTGCGGAGATTGCTGCTGCTTGGGCTGCGTCAGCCTTTGTAGTAGCGTCTCCTGCTGCTGTCGCAACTGATGCTGAATCTCCTGATACTCTAAGTGCTGCTTCTGCAGCAACCTTAGTGGTTGCATCTGATGCTGCGGTTGCAATTGCTGCTGTGTCTGCAGATACTCTAAGTGCTGCTTCTGCAGCAACCTTTGAAGTAGCGTCTGCTGCTGCAGTTGCTTCGGCTGCAGATTTAGCAGTTGCAATATTTGTTGTTACTGTTCCAAGAAGTGCTGTGTCTGCTGAAGTAGCAAATGATTGTGCTGCAGCCTGTGCTGCGTTAGCCTTGCTTGTAGCATCTGCTGAAGCAGTAGCCTCTGCTGCAGTCTTTGCAGAATTGGCCTTGCTTGTTGCATCTGCTGAGGCTGTAGCCTCTGCTGCAGTCTTTGCTGCTGCTGCTGCTCCAAGAACATCATATGATGCTGCTGTTGCAGAGATTGCACGAGCATTTGTAAAGTAAAGGTTTGTACCTTCTGCAAGATCAGTTGTTGTAGAATCTGCTACACCGTTTTCTGCGGTAATAACAAGACCTGAACCTGAACCTGTAATTGTAATGTTAGTCTTTGTAGCACCAGTCAAAAGATCTGCTGCTGAAGCCTTAGAACGAGCATCTGTGAAGTATTGTGAACTTCCTTCTGCTACATCAGATGTTGTAAGAGCATCTGCGTGTGCAATTGCTGCAGCCTGTGCTGCATTTGCCTTTGAAGTAGCGTCTGCTGATGCTGTTGATACTGCAGCGTTAGCCTTTGAAGTAGCGTCTGCAGAGGCTGCTGATTGTGCAGCATTTGCCTTAGATGTTGCATCTGCAGAGGCTGTTGCTTCTGCTGCAGACTGTGCTGCATCTGCTTCTGCCTTAGCAAATGCTGTAGTTGCAATCTGAGTTGTATCAGTATTTGCTGCTGCAGTAGGTGCTGTTGGGACTCCAGTAAGTGCTGGAGAAGCAAGTGGTGCTTTTGTTCCAAGTGCAGTTGTAATAGTTGTTGTGTAATTAGCGTCATCATTAATCGCTGCTGCTAATTCATTTAATGTATTAAGAAGTGCTGGTGCACCATCAACAAGATTATCTACTGCGGTTCCAATTGCTGTGTTGCGGTTTGCAACCTCTGTGTTAATTGCAGATGTAAGTGCTGATGCTGCTGTTGCTTCTGCTGCAGCCTGTGCAGCATTTGCCTTAGTAGTTGCATCACTTGCTGCTGCTGAGATTGCTGCTGCTTGTGCAGCATTTGCCTTAGATGTTGCATCTGCTGATGCTGTTGATACTGCAGCGTTAGCCTTTGAAGTTGCATCCGCAGAGGCTGTTGCTTCTGCACCTGACTTAGCGTTGTTAGCCTTAGTAGTAGCATCTGTTGCTGCTGCGGTTGTCGCTGCAGATTGTGCAGCGTTAGCCTTAGTAGTAGCGTCTGATGCTGCTGCAGAGATTGCTGCAGACTGTGCTGCTGCTGCAGCACCTGATACATCAAATACTCCTGATTTAATATTTAGTTCGCCAGCAGTAACTTCCATCTGTGTTGATTCAACGGAGGTAACAAGTGTAGTTCCTCCAACAATACCAACGATGTAATCTTCTGAAGCCTGATTCTCTGTAAGAATGTTGAAACCGTTGATTGTACCTGTTGTACCTTCAACGACAAGACCTTGTTTGATCTTGAAATTTTTATTTACTGTTGCCATTTTTTATATCTCCTTAAGCCTTTAAACCAATTCGTGCGTAACGAACTGTTATAGGTGTAATACCGCTTACTGGAGTGACTGATAAAGCCACGGTATTTCCAGTGCGGGAGACATTAATGGTGCCAATATTCCCATCATTGTCGATTGTTGCATATTCTGTAACATTTATGTTTATTCCATCAACAAGAATTGTTAATTCGGTTGAATAGTACTTGTTGGCTCCTGCAGTGGTTTTTGCTATTGAAATAATATACTTAACCATGCGCCACTCTGTAGCATCAAAGTTATCAACAACAGTTACGTTTTCAATTCCGTTGACTGTAACTTCGTTATTACCTGCAGAACCCAAATCTGTTGATTGAGCAGTTGCGGTATCGATTAGATCTACATAATTTTCTTGAGTAGGTCTGTCACCTGTCTGAAACAGGGATTTTACACTTGCGATTGATATCTTAGCCATGTGGTAATTGTAACATGCGTTTTAATGATATTTTTATAGAATGTAGTTGCTATAGCCAATAACTTGAAGCCCAATACCTGGGGTATTACCCAAACCAATAGCCTGTATCTGAATGGCTGTAAACTTAACTCTAAAAGGAAGTATCTCTGTGATCAAAGTGTTTCTTGTAAAGTCTTCTACCTGAATTAACGGATAGTCAATAGGAAAAATTTTTTTTGTTTTACCGTTAAGTTCATCAAGTATTAATGCTGTGGCCATTAATCTGTTACATCTTCAAGAATTTTTAGGCTACCCTGAGCAACCGTCCAAACTCTTGTTGGGTCTGACACTTGTATATCAAAGATGTCTCCTGTTTGAAGTTGTACTGATTGTGCTGCTGTAAGATAAACCGTAAACTCTCCAACCAAGTCATCTTCATCTGCAACTGGGTATAAGTTTAAAACTAATGTTGCAGCGTCTGTAATAATTCCAGGGGTTGAAGTAGGTCTCTTAATCTTCATAGCAATAGTCCATTGAGATCCAGCACCCTTTAAAATTAGCGGTACCTTTGCATCATCTGTTACATAAACCTTAAAGCCAGAAGTATCTCCACGGACAACAGTCCAAATTACAGTTGGAGGTGGGTTGCCTATATTGTATAGTGATTGAGATCCTCTTAGAGTTGCCATGATGTTATTATATCACGACAATCCGTCTTTGAGTGCTCCCCAAGTACCGTTGCCTTTTGTCTGAACAACAATTAATCCTTGTGTGCCCTGAACTGCAACAACTGCAACATATCTTGCTGGGCCAGTTAATGGTCTTCCTCCAACAAGTTCCCCACTTGAATTAATGTAAACTTTTGTTCCAGGTACACCAATTCCAGATGTGTTCATTTGCAAAACTCCAGATACTACGGCAACACCATCACTTAATGCAGCGACTCCTGTCTGTATCAAACCAAGTATTGGTGAATCTTGGTTATGATTACTTGCTGATGGGTTATATCTTTCTACAGTTGTTTTCATTTGTCCGCTATGTGAAACATTTCCTGTAATATAAACGGGAGTTCCAGCAGACAAAACAGAACTAGTATTATTTCTAACTGGTGAAGAAACACTAGTCATTCCTAGTGGTGGCAAAATATCATTTAAAGCATCAACAAGTACTTTAATGTCTCCGTGTACGTTCACGGGATCAGAAGCAAGTGGATACTTCATAGTAGGATAATTAGATGATACGCCTGTAGCCATAATCTTTATTATACACCTAGATTTGACTTTTGGATGAAAATTATGTTATACTTGGTAGTAACACCTACCAAGGTGTTATTGTTTTCTAAGGAGGAAACTATGATTAAATTTATCGAAAGAAACAAAGAGATCATTAGCACACTCAGTATCGTATTAGTTGTGACTGTATTTTCGAATGTCGCTAATGCTACCCCAGAACTAGATACTAAGAACAATCTTAGCCTTGAACAGGCTCAGACATCGGAAACCACCTCGAAAGAGGTTTTTTTGGTTTCTAAGGCAAAAAAGTTAGAGAGTTTTGAGAATAAGGTTTCTCTGACTGATTTAGAACTTAAGGAACTGTTATCACTAGTTGGCTTCAAGGGCAAAGACCTTGTTGTGGCTTGGGCAGTTGCTAAGAAAGAGTCTAATGGTCGCCCATTAGCATTCAATGGAAACCACAAGACTGGTGACTCGTCTTATGGAATGTTCCAAATTAATATGATTGATACACTTGGTCCTGATCGTAGAACCAAGTTTGATCTTGAATCAAATGCTGAACTATTCAATCCCGTCAAAAATGCAGAGATTGCATACTACATGACAAAGGGTGGAGACGATTGGTCTTCTTGGAAGGGTATTACCCCTAAGACCAGAATGTGGATGAATAAGTTTCCTAAATAATATGCTCTACCCATGTCCTTGGAGTTTTGTCTGTTACGAACTCCAAGGGCAGGTGGTAGGAAAAATCTTTAGCCCCTTGAGATTGAATCCAAGAACAAAGATCTACTAATCCAGACTCTAAAGATTTTTTTGTTTTATACCCTAAAACACTTCTTGCAAGATCTGCAGAACAGTTTGCATTTATAACTTCTTGTGGTCTTCCTGGCATATAAACAGGGTCTAAATCAAACTTAAGGATTGTGGCAATTTTTTTAGCAAGTTCGTTTATTGTTATAAACTCTTCATCTGGCCCTATATTAATAATCATTCCATCAGCAACATCGGTCTCACACACAAGCATTAGGGGGTCAACAACATCCTGCATAAACGAAAAACATCTCATTTGAGAACCATCTCCATAAATAATTGGCTGATTTCCTTGAAGCATTCTATTAATCATAATTGATGCAACATTTCGATAAGGATCATCATATTTTTGGCGGGGGCCAATGATGTTATGCGGGACGAGGATTGCATACTTCATTCCGTGTGTTTCACAAATATTTTTAATTAGCAACTCTGATGCATATTTAGCAATACCATATGGGTCTTGTGGTTTAGGAGTCATGTCTTCAGTAAAAGGCACAGTCTCTTGTGTACCATATCTAGCCATAGAAGACATATAAACAAACTTTTTTACATTGTGCTTGACTGATGCACTAAGAGCAACTGTTGTTATGTGAGAAGTATTTCTAGTTACTAGCGCAGGGGAAAACACAGACAATCCTTCATAGGCTGTGCAGGCTGTATGAACTACAAGATCAATACCTTCAAAATGTCCCTCAATTTCTTCAAAGTTTCCAAGATCTTTTTCATAAAACTTAACCCCAGTTGGAAC